TGCTTCAAGCCACGTTTTATGGAAAAAGTTACCAACGCCATTCGGGGTACTCAATATAATAGCTCGACCACCCGTAGACAGTGTATATTGAGAAGATAGCCAGATTTCCTCAATACCATCAATAAATGCAGCTTCGTCAATGATTAGTAATGATAGTGCAGATGAACGGCCAGCGGTACCCGCAGATGATACTGCTTTGATTTGAGAACCATTCTTTAAACGTAATGATAATCTATTATCTTCTACACACGGAACTTTCAACCAACTCGGTAAATTGTCATTAGCAAATCTTACCTTAGTAACAATTTCCTTTGCTGTTTCTTGTGTAATACTAATACAAAGAATATTCTTGTCGTTGTGAAATGTCATTAACCACAAACTATAAGCAGCTGTAAGAGTACTAATACCCATCTGACGACTTTTAAGAACAATGTTTAATTGATTATCAACAAAGTTTTGTAAAGCTTCTTCTTGGAATGGATAAAGTTCAAATCCAACAGTACCTCTAATAGGATGTTGTATCTTAACATACTTCTTCATGAAGTATATAGGATCCTCAATACACTTCTTATACTCCTGCTTTATTATTTCTCTTAAATTTAGCTGACTCATATTTCTCTTCGTACTCTTTTATTTTAAGATTCAATTCTTCCAATCGAACGTCAATGACACCTATATCCTTTGTCAAATCTTCAAATATTTTATTGTAATCTATATTACCATCCCACTTTTCAAACGATCCATCTTCCTCAAGAAATGTAACATCTTTATCTTTATTTTCTTCGCAGAACTTTTTACTTTCTTCAAACTTTTTCTTGTAATCTTCTAAAATACTACGTTCGTTTTTAAGATCCTGTAGTTCGTTGTAAACTTCAAACATTCCCATCATTTTTAGTTCAGTTTGAAAATTGATAAAACAATCATAACAATATCCTGTTTTTGGCCATACTCGATCATCCAAATAGTTACCCCAACGAACATCCATATTACAACATTTACAACGCTGTTCATTAATAATAGTAGCACGTTTTGGTACTCTTCGTTTGCTTCCATTTTTCCAAACCCATTTACGACCTTGACTATCCTCCCATTCGTCACCTTCTTTGCGTTTATTGTTCTCCAAATTGGCATCATAGCCAACTTGTACGAATGGACGTTCGCCCGATAAATAATCTTTTACAATTGATAAATTGCTTTTACCTGATGCTTTCTTCATAACAAATACGTATTTATTTTATTTCTTAAACTTACTGTCGAGACCGTTTATAATAAAACTTCCTGTAATTTTAAATGGATCTTTACTAATACTACTATCTCTTACAACTATACCTTCGTGTTTATCTAGATCTCCGATTTTACTGGTAGCATTTTTTAATATTTCATCTCCCAATTTAATTGTGGTTAAATAAACAATAGTATCATTAACTATTTTATTTACATCTTGATCTGGAAAATCTGGAAAATCTTGACTGATATTTTTACTATCTACCGCTTTCAAAAATTGTTTACGTGTAATAAGAGGAGTAGTAAACTTTAATTCTTTTAACCAATCCGTCAAAGACTGGGTTACAGCTTTACCCATAGGATACAATGTAACTTGTTGCGTCAAAACACTTGCTAGGTTTGGTTCCGATTTGAAAGTAGTGTCAATACTACCCAACACCTTAAAACCACTCTTCATAGCAACCTTATTTAATTTGTTTATATAAGACTGCATTGCAGTTTTATCATATGGTATTTCAACAGCTACTCTGGATTTAACACTTCCATCTTTACCAAAAGTCTTTGGCTTAATTTCTTTTAATCCGTGAATAGCTAAAAAGTTCCATTTATATCCAACTACATTCGTTTGACCCTCTACATATTCAATATTGAATAGTATATTAGGATTATCTAATAATCCAAGTGTTTTCAATTCGGATCTTGTGGATGGAATTGCAGCATCAAAAATATTAATTACCTTTGTACCAATACCAATAAATCCGTGGCCTGGTTCAAATCTACTTGACAAATCTTCAGGTCTCATTCCTTTAATATCAAGTGGTTTTGCTGATCCACGATCCATTACGAACTGACCGTTTACCATACGAATACTAGCGTTTACGCCGTCAATTTTAACACTACCACCACCTTGTTTTAAAGATTTAACCGATTTTGCAAATACATCTACCAATTTAGCTCCTGTATTTGCAAAATCAAATGGATGTGCCATATGACCTCCGGCACCACCTTCACTAATTACTTCGTTCAAAATGTTATTTAGTCTTATCATATGGTTTTAAAAATGTTTTATCAAATACAGGAATTGCTTTTTTGTAAGAACTCTTAGTTTCGTCTAAACTATTATCAGTAAATTGCCAGTTCCAAAATAATTGGTCTGGTGTTTTGAATCCAAAAAACTGAAGTACTTCTTTTTGTGTTTGGGTAACATCTTTTCCATTCCAATTTTGACCAGTAGCAATAAATCCTGAATCTATATCTTTTACTATATTACTTTCACCCAAAGTAGAATGTCTGTTCTCAATCCAAGTCAATCTTTCAATCAATTTTTGATAAAAACCGTTGGCTTGTCCCCATCTCACACTAGCAAAAAAGACTACACAGTCACTTTCAAATAATTCTTTACTTATTTTCCATAATTCGTCGTTCTTATTATTAATACTAGCCCAACAACGATGTTCTCCTGTTGGGTTTTTTTCTTTATCTTTTAAAACTGAATCTTTTGTACCACAATGATTTCCCCATTTTGACGATACATTGCCCTCACACGGAACTATATTTAATTTGGTAGTATCTATCAATGATACTTTTTCTTTACCTAATAGTTCTTGTATTTTAATTGCTAATTGTGTACTCTTAGCAATATCGTCTTTGTGACCACTCCATCTATTACTGGTAGTTAACAATAGTACTTTGTTCTTGGTACGTAAATAATCTATAGTCTTCTTGTATTTGCGGGCATAAAGATCCATATCTTGCTCGCTTTGAGGAAGTTTGGCTTCTAATAATAAATCGTTTAAACTGATGTTACCAAACATTGTCTTCATACCTTTCTGTGTATATCCCTTCCAACATTTTTCCTCTATATTATTTTCAGCTACCCCATATCCAGATCCATATGGAGACGATTTACCAGATTCTGGATCAGATGTTTCTTTATTTAGTCTTATTGTTTTTGCTTTAGATGCTTCTTTACGATTTATAGCATAATCCAAAGCGCTTTTCAACCTACTTTTAACATTTGGATCTTTTGCATTTTGATAAGCTGCTCTAACTCTCTGATGTATAAGATTTATAATTTGAGATTGTCTCTTGTGACTTTTTGATTTAAAACCACTGCTAGCTAGTGTATCTTTAATGTCTTGTGCGGTTCTAAATTTTACCCGAACTGTATCCTTTGGATTTTCATCGGTATATAATCTTCTATCAGATCCTTTTGGCTTTTTACCAGTTCCAACTTTTGGATCAGCCTCAGATAAAACTTCATTTAAAATGTTGTTTAAACTAATCATTTTGATAATTCGTCTAATTTACTTTGCATTGTCATACCACGAATTACTTCAGGCGTACCACCATTGTCTCTATTAAAATATAATTTTAATAAAGATGGGTCAACTGCTTCTTTAACCTGTGGTTTGGTTAAATCTTCAATAATTTGAGTCAAACGTATCATAATATATAAATATATCCAATAAATAAAAAACCCCGCTTATTTCTAAGCGGGGTTTTTTATTGCGTTTAACTCAACTTATACGTTAAAAGCTGCGCCCGTTGGGAGTATGTTGAAATCGAGGATAATGAATTCAGCAGTACGGGTTGGTTGGATAAAGATCTGACCATATAGAATATTTCTATCAATCAAGTCAGGAGTATTGTTTGTATCATCCATCTTGACTTGGAATGCGTAGATACCGTTACGTTGTTGTACTGATTCCAAATATGGAGTTACAATACTCAAGAAACGATTTCTTGTAGAAGCAACGTTTTGTTCGAATACCAAGTAGTTGCTTGAACTTGCGATAAACTTCTTCAAGTTGATCAACAAACGACGTACATTGATACGATCCAAAGCACTTGGGGCGATTTGTAGAGTCTTTTGACCCCATACACAAATACCTTGACCAGGGAACGCTGCGATTGGATTTACACGACCTTCATACAAGGTATCACGTTCACTGTGAGTTACACGATCAAGTACTTGTACTGCGGTTGGAATACCACCACGGTTTAGACCGGCTGGAGCGTACCATTCAGC